TCTTTTTCCCTTTTCCGGTTAACGTGACACACCAATAACTCTTGTCAAAAAAGCCAGCAAGCTGAAAGACCGGTATTCACCGCCGCCAGCGCGTTTACTGTACTGGACCGATTTCAGCCATAAAAAAACCCGCTCGCGGCGGGTTTAAGCTGTGTGGCGAAGTAACCACTCTTAACACGATACAATAGTTTTTGCGTACGCGTTAGTGGTTATGTAAACTTTCTCCATATAAAAACAGCAAAGAAGCGGATATTTTGAAATGGCTACACTGGACGCATTCAGTAGAGTAATAACTCATCATACTATTACGATCGATACACAATACCGTACACAGAAAATTGATGATAGCATCAGATCGAACTGTGTTTGCCCGGTACCAACAATGCGTGAACTTGCTTCTAAAATAGTACGTTGTAAAGCAATGATGCACAGTTATGAAAAAGGAGACTTAGTTTTAACTTTACAAGATGTAATATTCTTATCAAACAGAGCCGATAAAAAACCCAGCCATCTTGGTCTTTTAATTAATGCTGTAGATAAAAATGGAAGCACTACTGTATTAAAAAACATTAATACAGATGTTCGCACCGAAATATCACCAAAACATGAGGAAGGTGAAGGTTACGAAGTTTCTTCTCATATGATTATTTCTCTAGACGGAAATATGCGAACGTATGACATGAGTTTTATGCCAATACAAGGAGTTTCCACAGCAAAAATAAATGGTTTCCTGAATAAAGTTCTCTTTAACGTAGCCAAAGATAATGAAGATATCTTTTCATGTCACACTTTAACAAATGAAGTGTCAAGTTTAACAAAGAAAAAAATAAAAGTATTATACAAGCCAGTCTTTGATATATCTGGAAAGTTAGATGAAGATTTGTTCAATAAAATAAATAAAGAAGGACTTTCTGATGTCGTTTTGGTAAAGAATGAATACAGAACTATTAATGCGCCAGATGTTAACGCGGCTATTATTCCTAAAGAAAGTACTTTACGCTTAGTACCAAACCATGGCCCCAACAATGTCCTTGGATGGATAAAATCTGTCTCAAACTTCTTTAAAGAAGATAAAAATGGAGGTTATGACTTAATAAAAATAAAATTCAAAGAGCCAGAGACAGGATTCACAAGACAAGTTGACCTTCAAACTTCAAATGTAAGGCTGGATGGGCTGGAAAAAACATTTATCAAAAAGAGTGTAATAAATGGTTTTTCTTCGCGCTTAAAGGATTCTTATGATAGTATTAACATGGAGTTTGTGAATAAGATTATCGAGGTCATGTGAGGCTAATATGATTAGTATATTTTCACATTTATTTAGACCGTTTGGTTACCTTTTCATTAAGGGAATTAGTGGTAAGTGCGCATACGATTTTTATGCACCTGCCGGGCTTGCTGTGATTTCTTTTTTTTACTTTTATTTATTTAAAATACCTACATCAGACCTACTAAAAGATGGCGGCTTTATTAAGTCTATATCTGGATTTGTATCAAATCTGCCAGGTTTTTATATAGCAGCTCTTGCAGCAATAGCCACTTTCAACAGAGAACAAATTGACTACCCTCTGATAGGAACTAATGGCACTCCTTTTATTAAAATTACACGAACAAAAGAAAATGGTAGAATTGTTGACACTCAAGAGAAACTTACCAGAAGATTATTTCTGTGCATGTTATTTTCATTTTTAACTGCCCTCAGCATATGCATAGTGATTTTCAACGCTTTTATCACACCACTAATAAACATACTGAATAATGATATAGCAAACTGGTGCTATATCATTATCTTTTTATTCCTTACATGGCAAATGCTTGTTTCAACATTTTTTGGACTATACTATCTTGGTGATAGGATTCACATTAATTAACTACCATAATGGGGTTTATAGTTATTATTACACCGCTGATAAACCCCATGGCAGTCTGCAATTCCTTCCTAATTGTGCCATCTGAACATCTTCTCTTCTTGGCAATAGTGCGTAATGAGATACCAATAACAAAGTGAGCTATGATCAGCTCATATTCCTCTGGTTTATACTTTCGCAACCGAGCCACACAACCGTCTATCATGATGCCTTCATCATCATCACACTGGAGACGTGACTTTTTACCGTGTGGTAAAAGTCCCTTGAAACCAGCCGCTATCGGCTGCCAGTCCACACCACTATTTTCTGCTGCAGCCCATGCTCCCCAGCGGTCCAATACTTCATACATATCACGCATCAACTTTCTCCACAAAATCAGGACAGCACACCAATCGCCAGCGCGCGATCGATAAAACGAAATATCAGCTCCAGTTGGGAACCATACTTCTCTTCAAATGCCACGGTATCCGCATGCAGTTCGTCATGGTGTTTTCTGCACAAAGGCAACACAAAAAGGTCATGCGCTTTAGTACCCATTCCACCCTGACCATGGCCAATCAGGTGATGCGGATCGTCGGCTGGCTTACCACAACATGCACACGGCTGCGTCTTAACCCAGCGCGTGTACTTTTCATTAACCCAGCGACGACGTTTGGGGCGTAACATAAAAGACTCCGGCGACTCCGGATCCACTTTCAGCGCCAGCACCTTTTTCGCTTTATCCTGGATAATGCTGGTGGCAGGAACCGAAGGCACAAGGTCACTCTCCCGGGTGACAGACGGCAAAACAGGCTTCGGTAATCTCAGGGCCTTACGGGCTGCACTTTCCGGTAAGGCATCCGCCAGGTCATTACGAACCAGCCACCAGCACAGTTCCGGCATTGTCACAACGTGACTGTCATCAAAACCAAGATCACGGCGCACAACAGACAACACCCAGCGGGCACAGTTATCCGTTGCCATTGATTCCAGCCGTTCCGTGAACTGGTCACGGAGAAGATTGTCACAGTGCCAGCACAGACGGATTGCGCCCGGAGCGTGTCGCATTGTGGTCATGTTCTCGCTGTGCCAGTCGGAATGAGGCCACTGGCAGCCTTTTTCACGAAGTAACCAGCTTTCAAGACATTCCACGCCACCAGCACGACGGATCACTGCCTCATTGCGGAACACGGCCCGAACGGCAAGATCATCCGCCAGCGGTTGTGATGCCGCCGGAACGGCACCACTGGCGAAAGATGAATAACGTTCCGGCTCAGGCTCCAGCAGGACACGCCCCTGCATAAACAAGGGCATCAGCTCTGAACCTGGTCTGAACAATACGATCCCCATACGCGGGGCAATTTCAGGGGTCAGTAGTGCTCTCACGGTCACCTCAATGAACGGTATCGAGTAGCTTTAACAGCTCAGGGAATCGGGATTCGAAGAAATGCGGCTGCGTCTCGCGCGGATTTGCAGGACTGGTGATGTTCTTGCCGAACATGCAGCCTTTCGCGGTCAGCGACCAGAATTTTTTGATGTTGTTAATCGCGGTACGACTGTATCGTTCGCGTTGTTCAACGATCCCCAGCTTCGCCATCTGGTGATATGCCTGATTAGCCGTCAGGCGGATACCATACTGCTTCAGCAGTGCACTCAGCGACAGCGTAGGGCGGCTTGAACCATCTGGCGCATCAGCAGGTGCATCAATGGCATAGATCGGCATAAGTTCAGGAAGACCAGCTACCTTTGATAATTTCTGGTATGCACCAAGTTTCGAGGAGTTTGACAGATTTAGAGTCTTTGCTGCTGATTCAAGCAGAATGACCCCGGATTTAATTTTGTCGGATGTGGTTTCTTCTGGTGATGAATTATGAAGCGCATCAAAAGTACGTATCACTTTTAAGCTGAATGCCGGGCTGATCCACATTGCATATGCATAGACCAGCTCTTTACAGACATACGTCCCACCATTGCGCCCCTGAATGGTGATGACAGGAATACTACGGGAATCTCCCGTAGTTTCTTCTTCCAATAATTCCACAAGAGCCTTCGTTTCAGGACGACGCATAAACTCGTGAACTTCCAGCGAACGGGAGGAGCGATTCTCACCAGCGGCAAGAAGAGCAGCTTTCTGAAGGTCGTTAAGACAGTAGTTAGATTCGAAGTACTGGCGCACAGAAACGCCATCAATTACAAGCAACTGATTCATTGGTTTCTCCACAAATTTTTATCCACGAGCGGGACTGCACTCCCTTTTCGTTGATGCAGGATGAACTTACTGCGATTTTTAATAGTTATCAAGGATACACTGTTCATAAATACAGTATCTTTAACGAGGTAATACCCAAATTTAGGGTGTTGCTCAATTCCGTTACCGAGTTGCTAATTTGCAACTCGCTTTTTCGTACTTACTGATAGTGATCTCGACCTTCCCCTCCGGGATAACCGGTCCCCACTCCACCAGCATTCTTTTCACCTGACTGTCGTCTTCCCACACACCCGCGTGGGTCAGGGCGTCAAACAGCGCCTTGTTATAGTTGTCCAGATCACGGATCCGGTTATCCGGAGGAAACAACACGATCTCCACTGAAGCAGGTGCCGACGTTGGTTTTGGCAGACGACGTAACTGCTCAACTATTGCTGCACACGCCGCGCTCTGGAATTTTCGCCCCGCCGCGCTTATCAGGCTCTTACCAGCAAACGCCCCTTTGTTGGGGTGTCGCCAGTACGTGTTCACGCTGGGCGGAAAAGGCAGGATCAGCTTCATACTTTCAGGCCTCTCTCATGTAACCAATGGGCTGCACGCAGCCTGGCGTTTTCCTCACCGGCAAGCAGTGAGCGGATAATCCCGACCGCCTCGCTGTCGTCGTCCTTCACCACGGTATGAAGCGTGATCCCCCGGGCCACACCACGCTTTATCGTGATGACGCCTTTTTTCTCCAGTGCGCGAAGATGCTCCACCGCTGCATTCACTGAACGGTATCCCAGCATGGTTGCCACCTCCTGATTGGTTGGCGGGAAGCCACGTTCTTTCTGATAAGAAATCAGCATATCCAGCACCTGCTGCTGGCATTGAGTTAACGTCGTCATGCCGCCATCTCCCTGACCAGTTTTTCCGCCTGCTGGCGAACCTGCGCCAGAAACGCCTCACCACATGCCTCAAGTTCATCGCGCCCGATGTAGCTGATTGCCGGTCCCTTCCAGGTCTTGTCGAAAACAGCAATAGCACCAGCGAAGAAAGCGCCTGTCGGCACCTGCTTCTCATCTTTCGGGATAAACCAGGCAGGCAGTTCAAAACCAATACGCCCGCGAATAAAAGCAATATGATCTGCATCTTCCGGCCACCACACTTCGCTGGTGGCAGCTTTGATCAGGAAAACATAGCGCCCGCCTTTATCACGCATGGCACTGGCATGTTTCATGATGTAACGCATGCCGGTGATGTATTGCCCCTCATGCTGACTGGCGCGGCTGTATGGGGGATTACCAAAGGCAGCACCTTTAAGCTCCGCAAGACGTTCTGACCAGTCATGCGCCAGCGCGTTGTCTTCCGCCGTGTAATACGCGGCACATTTGGCGTTATCACCGTCAGTGAACAGATCCAGAACAAACGGGCCAAACAGGGTGTTAATTCCCCAGAAAATGTTGTCCGGCGTGCGCCACTGATCGCCCACTTCCTTCAGTTCATGGGCTGGTTTGTTCCGCAGTTCCACCAGCGCCTGGCAATATTTATTACTCATTAAGCCCCCACGTAATTCCCTGACAGATACCACTCTTCACCCGATGCAGCGCGCTTGCTGCTTTTCCGTAAGCACCGCTCACGACGCGCCAGAAAATTGTTTCGCTCTTGCTGGGAGTGGCTTTCACGGAATGCCGCCATCCACACCGTTGCAGCACGACGGTATAAGCCCCTGGACTCCAGTTCTTCCGCCTGGCGGGTCAGGCACAAAATCACCCGTGGATCGTTAGTGCCGACATAGAAATTGCGCACAGGTCTGGTTTCTCGAACTGGTTGTGGTTCCGGTTCCTGCGCTCTCTCAGTCAGGCGCGGGAAATGTCTGCGTGTATCTCCTTCACAACGGTGAGCCACACGCCCGCTCTGACGTAACTTGCTTGCTGACTGCAGAACGCGCTGCCGTGAGTAACCTGCAAAAGCATCCGCAATGTCTCCGGAAGTACACCCCGGATGGGCTTCAATGAATTTCTGAACGTCATTCAAAAGACTCATGATCACCCCCTGAATCCTGCCGGGATCTGGCTGTAGTCCACGTTGTCGTAACTGGCTTTGAAGTACGGGTCCTCGCGTCCGGCTACAGATACCGCAGGAACTTCCCAGGATTCTTCGAAATGACGATCCGGACCAAAGAACGTGACAGCCTGTTTCACAAATTGTGTGCCGCTGTTACCCATCGCAGATACCCAGCCCGCGTAGCGTTTCACACCTTCCAGCATGGTTTCGGGGTTTACCCCCTCATTCAAACGGGCTTTCCAGGCTTTGAAGGCTGCAGATTTTGAATTGCCACCAGTACGTTTGGGATATGCCAGCCATGCCTGCTCAAACTCCGGAGAGTATTCCGGTCGGTTTGAACGAACTCGCACAGACTCATCAGCAGATGCACCAACAGCTATTGGTTCTTTGACTGGTTCAAAAGAGTGACTGGTTCTGGGTGAATCTCCTGCACTACCCCCTGGTGCAACTCCTGCACTACCTGGTGAATTTGCTGCACCAGATAGTGAATTATTTGCACTACTCCCTAGTGAATCTCCTGCACCATCAAGATGAAGGAGATAGATATTACTTGAGTTACCTTTTTCACCTTTCCGGGTGACTTTTTTTACCAGCCCGGACTCACAAAGGGCCGCAATATGATTCATCACAGAACGTTTGCTAATCTCGCACTGGTCAGCAATATGCTGGTAGCTGGGCCAGCACTCACCCTGATCGCTGGCATTATCAGCCAGCTTGATCAGAACCAGTTTTCGCAATGGATTACCCACTCGAATTTTCATCGCTTTAACCATCAGCTCCATACTCATGCTGCACCTCCGAGATGCTTCATGTTTTTTCCGGAGCGAAAGGCTATAAGCGGCATACTGACGCGGTAATTACGGCCCAGCGGTTCACAAATCACCTTCTGACATTCACGGTCAACCAGGCTAACACGTAGAACATGCCCTGCAGGCGTGGTGTACCACTGACCCGGACGAGGACAACGGAAAGTCTGATTGGTAAAACGTTTGAAAATATTCCGGATCATTTGCGCCCCCTTGCCTCTGAAGGGTTCAGCGACAAATTTATGAGGCAGGCCAGCGCCGAAGCATCATTAATATAGTCATATAAGCTAACAGCCAGCGGAGATTCGGCTTTTGCCAACATAGGATAAAGCTGCTGCAGCCAGACCTGATGAATTGATGAAATGTAGGAACAGAGAACGCTGGCGTTATGTGCAACGTCGCTCGGTACAGCGGGCTTTGAAAGCTGTTTCTCCATCTGGTTAAAGGCATTGATGTATGCCTCTTTGAACCGGGCAGCACGTTTACCCGTGAAACCCATAGCAAGAAACGCAAAGCCGTCGCGGGTTATTTGATAGCAAGGTAGTTTGCGGCCTGTGCAATCGGTGTAATCACTCACCGAAAAATTGCGGGCAGTGAATGATGCGGAACATTCAAGCGTGCGGATCTTTTTCAGTACATCGTCATGACGTTTGGAGAAGAAGTTGGCAACAGCCAGGGATGAAGTAACAGCCTGACCATCAACGATGGCAATTTCAGGTTGAGTGAGGGTTGGGATCGTAGCCATGATGGCAGCCTCTTTGGTGATTTTTAATAACTCACCACCAAGGCTTTCCACGACCTTATTGGTGGTGAGACGTACAGGGGTGGAAATACCGGTCACCAAAGAACCCGGCCCAACCGAAGTTGGCCCTGCACGCCCCACCATAATTTGGGCGTAATGCTGCTCATGACACAAAAAAACCGCAAGAGCGCGGTTGTGCGCTTTGGTGAATTCCGGGTTTCCACGCCCGGCACCCGCTTTATAAGGTGCCGGAACAGTGTAACGTCCCGGAATTGTAGAATCA